AGATGCAATGGATCAAACTATATTGCCTCCTTTAAAGATTATAGGCACTGTAGAACCCTTTGAATGGCGTCCTAATGCACAAATACATATTCCTGAAGATGGTGATGTGCAGCCAATGCCTCCTAATGCTGCTGTATTCCAAGTAAATAATGAGATAGCTTATTTAATGGCTACAATGGAAGAAATGGCAGGTGCGCCAAGAGAAGCTATGGGTATCCGTAGTCCAGGGGAGAAAACTGCATTTGAAATCCAAAGTATGGATAACAAACAGGGAAGAATCTTTAATAATAAAACATTAAAGTTTTCTATCCAAATGCTAGAACCCATTGTAAATTTATTTATTGAAGCTGCTGTAAGAAACTTAAACACTGTAGATGTGCTTCGTGTAGTAGATACAGATATGGGTGTTGTTTCTTTCATGAATATAACAAAAGAAGATATTGTAGCTAAAGGAAAACTTAGGGCTGTTGGTGCTAGACATTATGCTGCTAGGGCACAACTTGTTCAAAACTTGAATGGTATTTTCAATAGTCAAATGGGACAAATTGTAATGCCTGATTTAGATAGATTTGCATTAGAAGCTTTAATAGAAGAAGTGATGGGTTTATCTAAATTCAAACTATTTAGAAATAATGCTGCTGTTTCTCAACAATTAGAAACTCAGAAATTAGTTAATGAAGGACAGATGGACTTAGAAAATTCAGCTACTACACCTTTAGAGGAGAATTTAGTGTAATTGAAAAACATTCTTAAAGACCCTGAAGAATTTAAAAAATTAACTAAACACAAACTTTTAGAAGTAATAAAACTTCAAATTAATGAGCTTAAAAGTTTAAGTGTTAGGACACAACAGAAACGCGAGAATTTTGATTCTCCCTCCTGGGCATATTTACAAGCTTATGAGATGGGAGTACAAAAAACTTTAAACCAACTTGAAGAGTTTATAACCATAAAATGACAGATACAATTTTTGAAAATGCTGACCAAGCAACTACTGAAGTACAAACCCAACCTGCACAAGTAATTCCACCAGAATTAACTGAATATGTAGGAGAGGGGAAGAAGTATAAAACTGTGGAAGATGTTTATAAAGCTTTTCCTAATGCTCAAAATCACATTGCAACATTGGAAGCTGAAAATAGAGCTATTAAGGAAGAACTACAAAAACGTAAATCTGCGGAGGAACTTCTAAATGATATTCAGAACAATCTGAACGCTACTGGAATTACCCCTCCAGAGAGAAACCAGAATGTGGATATATCACAAATAGTAAGGCAAGAAATAGAACGTAAGTATTCTGAGGATACTAGAACTACCAATCAAATAGCAGTGGTTAATAAATTTAAAGAAGCTTTTGGTGATAAAGCAGAAACTATGTTTATTAATATAGCTACTGAGATGGGTGTTCCTGTTGAATCCTTGAATCAACTTGCTGCTACTTCGCCTATGGCGGTATTTAAACTAGCTGGAATTGATGGCAAAACTGTAAGTAACACTAGAAATGGTGCTTTAGAAAGTGATGTTAATACATTTAAACCAAATGTAAATCAACACTCCGATTTTAAAGCAACTGTACCATTGAATGGTGGAGCTAAAGCTGATGCTGCTGCAATTCAAGCAATTAGATCAAATCTATTAAACAATATTTAAGGAAAATAAATGACACAACTTACGACGAATACAACTGCGTTTATCGACGCACAGATATATAGTAAATATATTCTTGACAACCTAGAACCATTTCTCTTACCAGAAATCTTCTGGCGTGATGTTTCTGATTTTCAATCTGGTACTACACTGAATGTAAAAACTGTTGGTGATGTTGTTCTTCAGGAAGCTGCTGAGGATGTACCACTGATTTACAATCCAATTGATACAGATACGATTACTCTTACTATCACTGATTATGTAGGTGATGCTTGGGGTGTATCTGATGATTTGCGCCAAGATGGTAGCCAAATCGATCAATTGATGGGGTTGCGTGCTAGAGCTTCAACTCGTGCATTGGCACAACACCATGAATCTCGTTTCTTAGCTAAATTAGCTACTATCCAAACAAATGCTAACGTTAACTTGGTTAATGGTGCGCCTCATCGTTGGGTAGCTGGTGGATCTGGTGGTACTAATCGTGTAATGACTATGGATGATTTGTCATACATGCAGTTTGCATTTGACGCTGCTGACGTACCACAAGAAGGCCGTGTAGCAATTGTACCTCCTGTAGTAGCATTGGCATTGAACAACCTGCCAAACATTATTAATGTTAGCAATAATCCAATGTTTGATGGTATTGTTACCAGTGGCTTCCAACGCAATCATAGATTTGTTAAAAACATTTATGGTTGGGATATTTGGACGTCTACTCGCTTGCCAGTTAAAACTGCAACTGAGGCATTGAATGCTTCTACTTATGGTTTGGCTAATGATACGGCTGAAATTGGTGACGTTGCTTCAGTGTTTATGTGTGTAGCTGATGATAATTGCAAGCCAATTATGCACGCTTGGCGTAAAATGCCTTCAGTAGAAGGTTGGAGAGATCATGAATTGCGTCAAGATAAATTCCAAACACTGAGCCGTTTTGGTTTTGGTGGACAACGCCTGGATACAGTTGGCGTTATTTGGACTTCACCTACAGCGTATAATTAATATTATGGGGCTTTAATTAGCCCCTTTTAAAAAGGAAATTAAAATGGGTTTGGAAAAAGACGGAATTAGAGATGTAAATAAAAACTATGGTGTTCGTGAAACCAATGGTAAATATGGTGGTGTAACGGATGGAGATTCTTGGATTAAAACAGCAGTATGGGATTTTGCTTATAATGATTTGCCTGATGCTGGTGCTACAGATCAAGAGCATATTATTCCTGCTGGAAGTACCATTGTATCAGCGCATCTTCGCATTGTAACAGCTTTTACTTCAACTTCAACTACTACTGACTTGGATATTGGTTTACAACAAGCAGATGGCACTGAAATTGATAATAATGGCTTGATTTCTGCTTCAGATGCAACACAAGCTACTATTGCTGTAGCTGGTGCTTATATTGCAGGTACGGGTGCTTTGATAGGTAAAATATCTGATGCTACATATAATGGAGAATTAGTAGTAACTCCTAACGTAGCAGATTTGACTGCTGGCCGTGGGCAAGTGGTTGTTAAATATATTCCACCTGCTGTGTAATATTAATTTGCCCCAGGGAAACTTGGGGCATTCATAATAGGATATAAAATGGCTATAAATTCAAAAACAATTATTATTGAAAACCAACATGCCGCTAATGCTTTAAATGGCACTTTAAAAATTTCTTTCCTTGTTATAAAGGTTTAATATGGTTGCTCATGCTTCTTTACCCAATGCTGATTTACATGAATGTAAGGGGGCTTCTGCTGCCACTGTAGGTACAACTATAGTGGCTAGTGGATCTGGTACAGCTTCTTTTAAATATGCTAATCCTCATGGTGGTATCTATTTTAGTAATATAGCAACACCAAGAACTATAACATATCCATCTGTATACACTAAATGTGATCCAACTACTACTGCTAGTGGACTTGCTGTAGAATTTACAGAAGATACTACAGCCAAACTTACATATACTGGTGCAGATATTATAGACACTAGAATTATTGCTAATATATGTTTAGATCAATCAGTTGGTGCTGATAGGAATATTTATTTTAAATTCTATGTAAATGGAGTTGCTATTGCTGGCAGTGAAACTGCTATTACTGCCCAATCGGGAAAAAAGGTAAATATACAAATTGCTTTTGATGTAGCTAATTTAGCTACTAATGATTATATAGAAGTATATTTAAAGAATAATGATGCAAGTGGTGATGTAAATATATATAGTTTTTATATGACGGCATTAGGACTTAGGGGTTAATAATGGCTAGGATGACTCTAGGGGAATTAGTAGATGACATTCTATCCTCTATGGATAGTGATCCTGTAACTACTTATGATGACACTGTAGAAAGCAGACAAGTAGCAGATATACTTAGAACTACCTATTATAATTTAATTGATGGTAGAGATTGGCCTAATTTGTATTCAATGTTTACTTTAACAGAAACATCTGCATCTACTCCATGTACTATGACTATTCCTACAGCCACTATTGATCTCAAATGGGTGAAATATAATGTTAGAAGTAGTACAGATACTAAAGATAGATACCAAGAAATTATATTTAAAGAGCCTAGAGAATTTATGGCTTTATTAGATGCTAGAGATAGTAGTGCTTCTAATGTAGATCAAAAAACAATTAGTAGTATTAAATACAACTTTTATAATGACAGAGCGCCCACATATTATACATCTATAAATGAAACTACTGCTATATTTGATGCTTACGATGTTGATGTAGAAACCTATTTAAAAACTGCAAAAACTCAAGTATATGGAAAATCATATCCCACTGTAACTCTA